TGATAAGGGTCAATAGAAGTGCTAGAGGGTTGTACTACTGTCTGTTGTTTCTCTAGCTCCAAGTCTTCCTTTTTCAATTTTTTCTGCCGCTTGGATTGCCTTTTTGTACCTTTCGGCCCACTGACGTTTAATTGAAGCTGACTTCTTACGGATCTGCTCATCCTTTATCCTTTTACGTAATCCCACATGAGATATGTATCTTTTTGACTCGTGACTTAACCAATTTGCTACTTCTCTATAACTATACTGACGTAAGTGTATTTTAGCTTGTTCTAATAATTCTAATTCATTAGCAACTGGTATAAGCACATCATTATCTTCTTTATCTATTTCATACCCAAACGGTATTGTTCTAGATATTCTAGGAATAGGCAACCACTGGCTTGTTTCTTCTATTTTTTCTGGTTCAGGTAAAGTCCAGAAACCTATGCTTTCAGCTTGAAGATTCATACTCTTTTTCTTTTTGTTGGTGGTTGTCTTTTTTTATTGAAGGAAGATGAAGTAATACGTATGTTTTTTGTTGAATTGTTCAACGGATTCATATTTATATGATCTACGTCCTTGCCATCTCCCTTTCTAACAAGACCTCTTTTCTTTAAACTATTTCGTGCAGCATTTCTAGATGCTCTCCTTTTTTTCTGAATAGGAGATGCATGATATGTTGCATACTCTTTACGATAATTTCTCATCGTGTTCTTCATTTTTAGGTGGTAAAATAAACAAACCACTAGGAGATGTTACTTCCATCTTATCTGTTTTATTATGTCCAGTTCTATCTAATAGATCTTTAGCGGCTGTCATCTTATCTCTAATGCCTAATTCAGTTGGATTATCTAAAGCATTACCCATAGCAAATGCTGCTCTAGGAGCAACACGAGCTAGGTATTCTTTTGTAGCTTCAGCAATCTCATCTTTAAGTCCTCGTACAACTTCTGTTGTTGTTGTATTATCTGAATAGCCAGCTAATTGTTTAGCTAACACAACTTTACCATTAGCCTCTTCAAATAACACATTAAGAAACTTTTGTTGCTTTTCAGTTAAGCTTTTCATCTTTCAGACTCTCTTTAAATTTTTCTAACATAACTTGTTTAGCTGTCAGAACTTGATCTAACTCAAACTTTAACTTAGTCTCTTTTGCTTGTAAATCAGCTATCTGAGAAGTAAGATATTTAGAAGTAGGACTTAGATCTGCTAAGTTATAATCTTTATCTTCAAAATTAATTATTGGAGATGTATTCTCTGTTTTATTATCTTCACTATTTTTTTGCATCTTTTTTATCCTTTGGTACTTCTACAAAATTCATATTTACACTAAATGATCTTCTTTCACCTTTAGTCTTAAATGGATATACACAATGAAACAACTGATTAGGAAAAACATAAAAGTCTCCTACTTGAGGTTTAACCATAAAGTTAGTTGATGTATATCCTGAAGATGTTCCACTTAAAAATTGTATATGCCCATTACTAGGATGATGGTCTTTATAGTCTTCTTCCCATTCGTCTTCTATACCTTCAGGCAAACTTAAATAACCTACACAAGACAAACGACAACCTGTATGTATATGCACAGGATTATATTCATTTTCAAATTGTCTTACAAACCAACCATTGACAATCTGAACACCATAATTATATTTTTCACCATCTAATCTTTTTCTACCAAAAGTATTTACTTGTTCACTAAAGTTTTGGTATTTACCTATAAAAGTTGATACTTCTTTTAAAAATAGTGCATTAATCTCTTCTGTAAACAGTAACTCTTGAGAAACTTTACCTACAAGATTATCAGAAAAATCTTCTAATTGATCATTCATTTTTGTATTAAGAGTGTCTACAAACTCTTTTGATAATTTTTTATAGCCCATTGTAGGGCCAAAAGGTGATAAAAAATCTTCTTCACCTTTAGGTACATAAAAATTAGCCATTGGGGATTATACTCCTGTTCTAGATTGATAATCCTCTGCGTATGATCCTGTTACATTAAACAGTTTTTTGTGTTGTGGTACTGTCTCTTCTTTAAATCTTGTTGTATATAGATTACCTTTATACATAAATGTAGGCACTCTCTTTTGTCTTCTATAGTAACTAAATGCCTCACCAAAAGAATCAAAACTAGGTTCAGATTCCATTACTTCTGTTTCTTCTCCCATCGCATCAAATCTTTCATCATCTCTTTGCAATGATGCATCTGGTGTTGTATCTAAAGTAGGTGGTTCTCCTGCTTCTGCATCTGATCCTAAACTAGGCATTTCTATTTTTTCCATTTCATCTAAAATAGGTTTAATTTCAACTAATGTTTCTCCTGAGTCTAATGCCCTTCTTAATTCACTAGCTATTCTAGTTACTAATGGATATGGAGCAACACCTACTCTAGGTTTAAAAACACTTAAATCGCCTGCTACAGCATCGTCAGCATCTTTTCTAATTTTTGGGCCTTGTAATTTAGGAGATTTACCACCTTTAGGTGGAATAACTTCTGCAAATTTAAAGTCATCTGCTCCTGATCTAATACCTCTACCTAATGAAGGAGTAGGTTTAATATCAGAGGGTCTAAGTTGTACAGTCGGTGGTTGATATCTTTGTGCAAAACCTCTAGGGCCACCACGATCTCGTAAACCTTGTAGTCCTTTTTCCATGCTTTTTGCAGTGCTAATAACCTTATCAACATTTTTAGTTGTAGCTTTTGTAATTTTTGTACCTTGCTCAACTAACTCTTCTGCTGCTTTTTTAGTTAATTTTTTTGCACCTGCTTGCGCTAATTTTTCTGCTGTCTTTTTAGCTGCAGCTCTTATTAGCATACCCCCTAGCGCATAAACAACTGGTATAAAAAATGCCATATTATTCTCCCTCTTTTAATTTAAGCCTGTGTAGTATTCATCTATAGACATAACAACGTGCAAACGTCCACCAGTTGCTGCCGTACATTTAATAATCTCTCCTGATGAAAGATTTAAATCTCTAGTTAATAATTCTGCTGTACCATTTGCACTAATAGACTTTGTTTTATACAAACTAAATACACTACCAGAGCTATCTGTTAATGTAACAGTGATTGTGTCTGCATTACCACTATCTTCTGATACAATTATTGATTTTACAATAGCTATATATTTACTAGGCACAGTATAAACTGTGGTAGCATTTGTTGTTGTTAAGTCTGATTTAGCATTTATGTATCTAAATGTAGTCACTATATGTTTTTTCCTTTTTCAGGTAAAACTTTACTAGGTATAACTTGACACATTGGTTTTGCTTGAAATACAGTAGGACTTTCCATTGCTACTTTTGCTTTAGCCATAGACTCTTCAAAACACTGTTCTTTTGTATTAACTAACTCATTACCTGTTATGACGATACAGCTTGTTGCGTATGGTGCAGAACACATGAGTATTATTGGTATCCATAATCCCATTAGACTAACTCAAAATGCGGGCCATCTATGAACGGCCGTCTGCCTTCAGAACGTCTTATGTCAATATACTGATTCATTAAATCTTCAGCACTACCATCCCATTCATTTAAAGGTTTATGCCAAGCTGCTCCCCATCTAATACTTTTACCCTCTTTAATTGCTGCTTCTTTCATTGCATCAGCAATATCATCATAAAGATTCAACTCCCACGATGCCCTCGAACCAACATAGGCCATGAGGTCAACGGCATGACTTGTGCCTGTACTCTCTTGTGGCAAATGGCGGCTATTCATGGTTTTTGATGCGCCTTTTTTGACTAATTCTGCCTGCTCACTTTTTGTACGTAGGCCACAAATCACCCCAAAATCGACCTTGCTGAGTAAAATTGCCGACTTAACAATATCTTGTAAAGACTCATTTACACCCTCTAACTTCTCTAAACTTCTATTACTTAACTTAAATGCCATATTATGTCCTTTTCTTTTTTGTCTTTCTTCTAGTTGGTTTTTTAGCCATTGTAACAACAATAGCAATTCCACCTTTGCTAGGCCCACAATTGTTCATTTTCTTCTTAGAAGTCGTCTTTTTCTTTGTTGTAGCCATTGATGATGTCTCTCTTGTCTTTTTCTTATAATGCTATTTTTATGTTTGCATCTTTCAACAGGAAATCTTCTTTCCCCTAAATAATCTTGTCTGTAAGGTATTATATGTATTTCTGTTCTATTTACGATTTTTCATTCCAAAAAATTTGCTGACAGATCGAATCCCAAACGATGCGGCCACAATCGCCCCTAAACTTATCTGATACCAATCTGGCATATTCTGCAATGCAATAAACCCATCAGTTACGATCTGTCGACCCCAATCACCACAGAAACATAGAATCAGCGGGAGAGAGAACAAAATTGTTAGCCATTCATCTTTCCAACTGTTTTGTGTAGCACGTATAGCAGCAAGCTCCCAATCAATCTCGCCTGTTGCTTCTTTCATGCGTATCTGTGCTTCAGCTTTCTGCACAGCCGTCTTACCATCTATGTAACTTGTAGCGAGTCCACCTAGTGAACCTAGTAAGGATGTAATACCACCTAGCATCTCCATCTTCTCCTAGCTTGTCGCAATCTACTGTTCGGATCTTTTGCTGCTTTAGGGAACTTCTTCATCTGCCCTGCTGACCTAGCACAAAAAGACTTTCTCCTAGCTTTTTCTGATTTTGTAAGATTCTTCTTTTTGGTTACTGCTGTTTTTAATTTAGATCCTGGATTATCTCTACGATACTTAGCAACACCTTTCTTGGTCATGCCTGCACCTTTTTTAGTTGGTCTTTTATGACCCCCTTTAATAGTATGACCTTTCATTGTGCCTTTTTTGCTCATCGATACGATCTCGTTTTCTTTGCAATCTTTTTAGGTTGTTTTACAAATTGTTTGCCTGATCTATTACCTTTAGCTTTAGCTCTATTTGTAGCCGCCTTTTCTGACGCACTTAATGCTTTCCAAGCAGCATCAGGCAAATATCTTCGTTTACCTTTAGAAGGTTTACCTGAAGATGTTCGCCATTTCTGCTTTCCCCAATCTTTTAAAGACTGTTGTGGTTTTTTTAGTGCCATTACTTCTTTTTGGCTCTCATAGCTCCACCTCTAGCCATGCCTTTTTTCTTCATCATAGCTCCACCTTTAGCCATGCCCTTCTTTTTCATCATTGCACCACCCTTGGCCATGCCTTTTTTCTTCATCATAGCACCACCTCTAGACATTTTACCTTTGCCATCCATAGCAAATTTAGGTATCATTTTACCTGTCTTAGGGTCTTTACCCATAGGCATTGCACCACCTTTTGAGTATCCTTTTTTCTTTTTCATTGCTGCTCCACCTTTGGCGTAGCCTTTTTTCTTTTTCATTCCGTGCATTGGCATAATATTAGTCCTCCGAATATAGATTATTAAAAGTTACTTCAGGATCAAGATAACTGTTATGTATCTCTGCTGAGTGTATATATTGGCTAGGTTTAAAGTCAGGTGCGCCTTCTCCTGTCTCCCATAAAGCAGGACTTGTTGCCCTAACTCTATTATTTGGTAATGCTACTATATTTCCTGTCCACTGATTAGCGTCTGTTAACTGTATAACATGGCTCTGTTTATGTTGAGCAGGATCATCAGCAATATCGTTTTCAGTATAGTCCACCGTAAATAAATACTTACCTTTGTAGAACTCGCCATCTATCTTACATAAATAAGGACTAGAACTAGCTCTATCAAATTTAATAATTGAATGATGATGAGAAGAACAATCCCACGGTTGTGCTAAATGTGTCTCCATTCTTTGAGGCCATTCAGCTAATCTCTCATCAGCTACTAGTGCAGTAATAGGCAATCTTGCCCACATTGCACCCCCATGTACGTTAGGGGAATCATCAAAGTCACTTTCACAACCTGTAAATACGACTTGAAAACTTAAACATCTATCTGGTATTGTATTGACTGCAATAGCCATACCATGTAAAAAATCACCATGATGATCTTCATGGTTGCACGTATACTCTCTCCTAACCCAACACTTAAAGTGTGGAATATTGCTGACTAAATAGGGCATTAAGCATTTTCCTTTTCCTTTTGCTTCTTCAACTGAAGCTTGGCTTGTTTAGCTAAACGAACCACTTCAGTCTTACCCATTACTTTAGCACGTTGTTCCATCACTGTCAAGATCTGAATCTTCCTAGCGTAAGGTTTTTTTATTCTTTTTACCTTTGCAATTGTAGCTTTTGCATCTGCTACTGTTGCAAATTTGATACTAACCGTATCTTTAGGATTCTCATCTGTGTAAAGTCTTCTGCCTGAACCTTTAGGCTTTTTTCCTGTTCCTACTTTGGGATCTTTTCTTTTTGCCACCGTGATAACTCTTCTGATCTTTTAATATTGTTTTAAGTGTTCTAGCTTGTCCTGCGTGTGCCTTAGAAGCTTTCTTCAAAGCACCAACAACTTTAGTCAGTCTTTTTGTATAATGACCCATTTTAAGACTTGTAGCCTCCACCTTTAGCTTTATATTGTTTAGCTAACATCTGCGCTTTACGTGCAGACCACTGGCCAGGTCTACCACCTTTGCCACTAGCTTTAATTTTATTAAATAGATTCTTACGCATTGTAGGTTTAGTATAATTACCTGCTTTATTTACTGCCATAGATTACTCCTTAGAACATATACCTTTATCTCTACACTCATCTTTAGTAGGACAATGTGGGCATGGTACAGGATACAAATAAATCATACTACTAGTCC